CTAAATATCTAATTGTTGTATCGAACTGATGGCGTCTTCTCTGTTTTTCTCATTAATGTGAGTATAAATATCAAGGGTCATTTTGATATCTTCATGACCAAGTAACATTTGAACAGTTTTGGGTTTTATGCTAGTTTCACTAATCAATAGAGTGGCAAATGTATGTCTAAAACCGTGTATCGTAATTTTTCTTAAATCAGGATTGTTTTTGTATATGCGGGCTAGCCATGTTGCCGGTTTACTAATAGGGTAATATGTTCCTTTATAAGTGTGAAATAATTTATTAGACAATATTTTTTGCGATTGTTTGTAGTCAATTAAAGCATTTCTTAAACTATTTGATATCGGTAAAGTTCTTTTGGACATCTTGCTTTTAGGTGGTTGAATGATTGTATGATTGTTTAATCCTAAAGCTAATGTTCTGTTAACGTGCAATAAATTTTTGTTGAAATCAATGTCTTGCCAAGTAAGTGCTAAAGCTTCAGATTTTCTAAGCCCAGTAGAAGATAGTATTTTGAAATAAGTATAAGCTCTTATATTATATTTTTTAGCTGCTTCAAGAAACTCAGTTAATTCTTTACGCGAATAAACATTGTGTTCAACATCTCGTCTTGGGCGGGATGTTTTTTTAGGAATAATAATCTTTCTTACGGGATTATCATTGACATAGCCTAACCGCATGGCATACTCAAACAGTGAACTTAGTAAATTAATGATATCCCGATACTTAACAATCTCTTTTGCTTTTTGATCTGCAAATTTTTGAACGGTTTTAGACTGGATTTTATCCATATACTGATTGCCAAAAATAGGATTAATATGATTTTTGAACCACTGATAGTTTTTATTTGCGGTAGATTCTTTGACCTGGCCTTTGTAATTGTTAAACCATATTTTATACATTTCGCTAGTTTTTATTTGTTTCGGCTTGCTATAGCCCTGAGTACCATTAGCCCTTAATTTATCGTAGGTGGTTTTAGCATCGTTGTAATTAGTAAATCCTTGCCTAGTTATATTGACTCGCTTACCATTCTCATCCAAACCCAAATAAAGATGAAACTTAAACCGTCGTTCACCACTTTTGCTTTCATATTCCTTTATATGACTATCTCTTTTTGGCATAGCTTAACTCCCTTAATATTGTTATAATAGGAGCAGACAAAGGGCCTTAGCCTTAGTCTGCTTTATTAGCTCTTAAGAAATCTGTTTGCATGCGGGTTCTTAGGAGCTTTTTTGTACGTTCACTGTACTTTATTTTCTAAATTTTTTTCCACAATTTAAACATATCATATCTACTTTTTTGGTTTTTTTACCAGCAAAGCCAGCCAGTGAACCTATTCCCCCAGCTAATGCAGTTCCAGCAATAGCTTTCCCAAAAGAGAAACCTTTTTTGTGTTGCCCAATAACTTGAACGTTTTTGGAAAAACAACGTGGGCAGTGGATTCCTCCGAAATAACTGAGTGCTGAAATAGCGTTTTTAGCTTTTTCGGCGGTTATTTTGTCCTTTTCATCGAATTCATTTGAGTTGCTTTGATGTACTTTATTATTTATAGGCTTGCCTTTGATCATATTTTTATTACTATCTGTATGAATATTGTTATTAAGCAATATTTGATCAGTATTTTTATCTGCTGCACACCAGCCATGGCTAAGCAGATATTCTATTCGAATTTTATTGTATCTTAAGCAAATTGCAACATTGGTAAGTAAAAAGAAAAGACCATACCAACCAGCTAGTAATAAGCAAAACAAAAAGTTTAATAGAAGACACGTCCCAAATGTAATCCAGTCTTTTCTAAAAAGCAGATAAAGACAATTAAAGAGTAAGGCTGGCCATGCAAAGCCAACTTTTTCATTTTGTAATTTGCCATTATTCAAATTCTTCAATGTAACCTCTTTCATAATTTATTCTCCTTCGAATTAATTTACCTTATTTCACATCGAAATCTATTAGAAAATTTGACACGTTCAATAGATACCATATAAACAATTTCACAGACCAAAAATAATATAGCCACAATAAATCCAACTGTACTCCTAGCATCACTTGTTTTATTTTCTATGGCGTGAGGTGCACCAACCGCACATGACTAAAATAAAAGTAGCTAGAAACATTTTAAAATGCCAATAACTAATTTTTAGTGATTACAAATCTCAATTTTATATTCTTCGTAGATTTCACGTCAGCGGTGTGGTGGAGAAATGATTAATTATTTAAATTTGTACCCCATGATCACCATTTGCAATATGACCAATCACGTGCCCAATTTTGAATGGTAATTCTTTTTGATTTTTCCAATTCATGTTAATTATGATTGTTTTATTGTCACAATCTGCTTTACATGGTACATTAGGGTCATTTTTCTCTAAAAGACATTTTATGCCCTGACTCATTGCTTTATCTAACATAAACATAATTAAATCGTTCTTATTAAAATTTTTAACCATACTTTTCTCTTTAATCTCTTCTCTTACATTTTATTTAATTTTATAGTTCACCATCAAAATGAATAGCTTTTCCTATAATTTTTACATCTTCTTCACCATCTAAAAAGATAGGTTCATATTTTGTATTAATTGGATAAAGAACAATATGTCCTTTACTTAGCTCTTTAAATCGTTTCAGGGTTGCTTCTCCGTTAATCATAACTGCAGCAATCTCATCAGTTTCAACGCTCGGTTGTTGAAGAACGGTTACAATTGCGCCGTTTGGAATTAATGGTTCCATGGAATCGCCCTTACAACGTAATCCGAACATTTTTCCAGCAGGTACATGCTTAAGATTTACATAATGATAACCTTCAATATTTTGCTCGGCAGTAATTGGTGTACCACAAGCTATTTCACCCACAATGGGAATACGAATAGAGTTTAATTGTGAATGATCAATATCTATAATATTAGATGGTAAAGTTAAATCATATCTGGGATCAATATCACTTTTGCTAATATTAAGTGCGTCAGCAATTTTTTCTAGGGTTCCGGCATTGGGAGTTGACCTTTGCGCAAAATATCCTGATAAAGTTGATTTGGGAATTCCAGTTTTTGCAGAAAGTTCTGCCTGTGTCATTCCATGCGTAAACTTTCGTAAATTTTCTGCAATTGTCTGTCTAGCTATTTTTTCTGGGTCTGATAATTTATTTCGTGGCATTTCTTTTTCCACCTTTCTTACTATATATTATATGGCTTTATTTAATTTGTAAACGAGTTTTTTAGTATTTTCTCGCATAATTCATTGACAAACGAATAAACTCGTTATAATATTTAGATAGACTAAGAAAGGAGGACAAGGAATGGATAATGAAAATATCAAGTTGACTTTGGAAGCAGCAAGAGTAAATGCAGGATATAAGCAAGCCGAAGCGGCAAAGAAGCTTGGTATTACACAAACAACTTTGTCAGGCTGGGAAAAGAACAGTACTAAGCTATCGTATTTAGACGCTATTAATATTGGCAAGATTTATGGTATTTCGCCAGATGCTCTTTTTTTTGGCAATAGAAACGAGTTTATTCGTTTAAAAAGAAAAAAACAAGCGGCTCAATAGAAATTTAGAAAACTGTTTTTACAAGTTCATCAATCATTCTGATTGGACAATTAGCATTTATTTAAGAAAGTTGTGATAAATAATGGAGGTAAAAGTACCTGTAGTTATCCCAAAAAAGGACTTAGTCGACGCTGTTCGAGAAGTTTTAGCAGAAAGGGGAATATCATTCCAGGAGGAAAACGAATGGATGAATGCTACTGACGCAATGAAATACTTAGGAGTTTCAAAGCGTAAATTTTATGAGTGGCTAAAAAAGGGGCTAATCCCTTACAGCATGATCGATGGTGTCAGGAGGTATTCAAAGCTCGAACTAACTAAGACGATGAAGAAAAACCAATTTTAGAAAGGAGCCAGAAATGTCAAAAATAGTAAGTGAAATAACGATTAAGGTAAATAATGCTAAGGAGCTACAAGAGCTTAATTTGAACATCAAAAAAGCCATTCAATTAAACAATAAATTGAATGACGTTCTAAAGGATATTCAAAGAACAAAGTTAACCATTACAACTGAAGCCAGTCAACTTAGCAATTCTAAATCAACTGAAGATGAAAGCAGCGCTAGTGATAAAGAAAATTGTATAGCTGACAGCATTATCTACCAGTTGAATAAATACGATCTGAATTACATTAATTGGGGGAATATTGCAAATAAAATTGAGCAACAACTTAGCCCTTATGAGCCTTTGGCTTAATTCAATTATTAATATTAAGAGGAAAAGATAATGCAAAGAACAGAAAAGCCAATTAACTACATCTACTTTTTCTTTGATCAATTTGGGAAAAGAGTTCCACTGATCGCAGGAGCTAATAAAGGAAGCAACCTTGATAGTGAAATACATCCAAGTTTGGCTCTAAAAAAATTAATCTTAGAGCAAATGCCCAAAGGTCAGACTTCAAGAGATGTTTATGTATTGATAGATGGATCAGAATTCAAACTAGGAAATTTAGATAAATCAGAAAAACCTCCAAAAAATAAGTTGAGAACACTGAACTTGAATTCTGATAGTTTGAGCGAATATGGTGTGATCTTTTATTCACACGATAAAAAAGATAACAAAGTGCCTTTAGCAACGATGTCGTTGAAGGCAGATGAACTAAAATGGGCAACTTTGCTTGATAAGGAGTATTCCAGAATTTTAACAGGACTAGCTAAGGAATGTGACTTATCTCCTGACCTTTATGTTTGGATCAGTGGTACAGAGTTTAAACTAAAAAAGCCAGAAGAATTAGATATTAAACGTCTTCACGAAATTTTAAATGGTCAAAAAAATGATATTGCTCAATAAGAACAATATCATTAGAAACTATCTTATGTTTTCTAAATAATCATATCCTGACAAAGTCACAGCATCAACTCTAAAGTCGAGCATACCAAATCCTAAGCTTGGAGCTGCTTTTCCATTAATGTAGCCTTCATCTAACAATAAAGATAATGTATTTGAAATTGTATCTCTGTCATATTTCTTAAACTTATCTGTTGCAGCAATAGTATTTAGGTGTATAGGCTTACCATTTTGGAGATTTTGTTCAAGAAATATAAGAATATCTTTCACACAATCTGTATCAAGTTTCATTTTTTCACCTCGATTCTTGTATTACCAAATTAATTATATCAAGAAGAGTTAAGAAGGACTGAAAGAATATTAGTAGTAAAGCTAGGTAAAATATTTTGAAAGGAAAAAAATGATAGAAAGGATATTAATCAAATGGCAGCATTTTTTAAGCACATACACAGACGTGCATCTGAGCACCAGAAGGTCATTAACAATCTCATTACTAGCAGTGATTGCTGGGCTAGCCGGAGCGATCTATGTTCTCTCACAACCGGAATTTCTGCCCGGGACGTAAAAAAAGCCCGTCGGGAAACGGACTTAAAAAATAAAAAATGATTATAGGAGTAATTATAACACATGGAAGAAAAAATGATAACTCTGGATGGTCAAAATTATGGAATTGCATTCACGACAGCCAAAATTGACTTCCCAGAATACGCAGACTTAAAAAGTAATGTTAATAGATTAAGTGAAGAGTACAGCCAATTCAAGGTTACGCCTGAAAACATGAAAGAGGCTAAGCTTACACGTGCTAAACTCAACAAGCTTAAGAAGGCTCTTAATGACCGTAAGATTAGTATTGTTAAGTCTATAGATGAGCCTGTCAACAACTTTAAGTCCCAGATTAAGGGACTTACTAAAGAGATTGACAAGACCTCTACCAATATTGGTGCGCAAATCAAAAATTATGAAGATCATGCCAAAGAAATGCGTGAGCAATTGATCATGTCGGACGTTGCTAAGCGATGCCAAGCTGCTGGCGTTGAAGCTAACAAGATTGAAGTTAATCCTAAATGGTTCAACAAAACGGCCTCATACGCTGTATTCGAAAAGGAAGTACAAACACAGATTGATGTGTTACTCAGAGAAAAAGAAGAACTTGCCGAAAATGTAAAAGTTATAATTGCACGAGCTAAGGAGTTGGGACTGCCACAGCAGCACTGGGTTCAGATGCTTATGACGGGTAACAGTAAATTAAGCGATGTATTAAGTCAAATGAGTAGTTACGCCGAAGACATTAAGGCTGAGACGGAGCGAAACGAAAGGGCTAAAAAAGAGCAACGGGAAAAACTTGTTAACCAGAATGGTAAGGCAATTGATAAGACAACTGGTGAGATTGTAGACAGTTTTCAAGAAGCTTTCCTGATTACTGATAAAGGTAAGTTCAAGCTCACCGCTACAAGTCATCAATTCAAGCAACTATCAAGGTTTATCAAAACGGCTGGAATTAAATGTGAGCAGGTGAGGGATGCACAATGACTGATACCGTAATACAGAGTAGTACTAAACCTAAAGATTATATCCCTTTAGCTGAAAAAATTGCCAAGGCCAATAAGGATATTGGTGCAATAGCTAAGGATGGAAACAATAGGTATCAAAATTATGGATTCCAATCAGAGTCGGCTATTAAGGCTGCTGTCCAACGTGTAATTTCTGAAAATTATTTTTCTATTATTCCAAATTTTAAAATTATTGACCGAGAGCAGCAAACGACGTCGAAGGGTAATGCTAATAATTTTGTTTACGTTCAAGGCACTTTCACCATTACTGATGGCGTTGAAACGCTAGTTGGCTCAATGCCAGGGACTGGTTCTGATACTGGCGAGAAAGCTGTTCAGAAAGCCTGTACAAGCGCCCAAAAGTACTTCTACAAGCAATTGTTCAATATTACCGATAAGGATGAAGACCCTGATGCGCAAGATAGCAATCCGGGTGGTGGCTATAGAGCTACTGGACGAAACAGAGCAAACAATTCAGCACCGCAGCGTAATCAAGCTAAGCCACAGGCTAAAACTGCCAGTCTTAGGGATTACAAAGTTAATTACAACGGTCAACTAGTACCGATGTATCTGGTTGTCAAACATGCGTCTGAAGGCAATCAGAAAGCTCAGAGTTTTGCTAATAATCTAAAGGGCAAAGACTTAGAAGTTTTTACTGCTCTAGCAAAAAACGGAGTCGTTTCGTAGGAGGATACTGATAATGAAAGCAAGTTGGTTATATAGTAAGCATCCTATTCTTGTGGATACTGATTTGGCTGTCGTTATTGGCTTAAAAGAAGCGGTAGTTGCTCAACAGCTCAATTACTGGTTACATTCTAAATCTGCAAAGATTATAAACGGCAGGCGGTGGATTTATAACACTTATGAAAAATGGCAAAAAGATAGCTTTCCTTTTTTTACAATTGCAACAATCAGAAGAACCTTTACCTCTCTTGAAAAGCAAAAGATTATTTTAACAGGCAATTTTAATAAAGCTGGGTTTGATAAGACAAAATGGTATTCGATTGACGAAGAAAGACTAGATGAATTAATGAGCAGACGATGTGCTCAAAATGAGCAGACGATGTGCTCAAAACGAGCAGATGGAACTGCTCAAAATGAGCAGACCAATACCAGATACTACACAGAGACTACTACAGATAAAGATATATATAGTTCAGCTAGCACAGAACAATCTAAATCGAAAATTCAAAAAAATAGCTCAATTAATACAGAGCCACCTATTTACAAAGACGTCATCAATTATCTTAATGAAAAACTTGGAGCTAAGTACAAGCCTAACTCTGCTATTAACAAGAGGTTAATTGATGCTCGAGCTAAAGAAGGCTATTCACTAGATGATTTCAAGCAGGTTATTGATAACAAGTGTGCAACTTGGGCTCACGATCCCAAGATGAGTAAGTACCTAAGACCGCAGACGTTGTTTGGTACTAAGTTTGAGAGTTATTTAAACGAAAAGGTTCGTAATATGCCACAACAAGCAGATTTCAGCGTTTTTAAAGACGACACCATCGAGAATATTCCCGATGATGAACTACCGTTTTAAGGAGGAGCTATGAAAGAAATTAACAGCCAAACAATGAAGTTAATTGAGCATCGATTGCATCGGACGAGCAAGACATGCCCTAAGCATCCTGAGTATCATCTGGTCTATTTGGACGGGTTTGACAAAATTGAGCCATTCTGCGAAGCATGCATTTTAGACAAAAACAAAGCTCAAGAACAGCGGATGGTTAAGCAGGTTAAAGAACAAAATACCAGAGGGTATCTTAGGCGGCAGTCGTTAGTGGATAGAAACGAAGTGTTTAATTACACGTTTGACAATTTTATAGTTCCACCAGCTAAAGAGCAGGGACAAGAGCCATTAGAAGCAATTGCCAAACGTCAAGCTAGAAAGATTGCTGGTGCTTACTTCAAATATCCAAACAAGAAGGGTAATAGCCTGCTCTACGGAAATGCTGGAGCGGGTAAGACACATCTAGCCATGGCAATTTTAAATGCCGTAAATGACAATTCTGAGCCAATGGTGAGGTGTCTGTTTATTAGTGTTAACAAGCTGATAAGAGAAATGAAAAACTGGTTTAACGACAAAACCGGCATATGGTCACCCAAGCACGTTACAGATGTGGTTAAGAAAGCAAATGTAGTTGTTTTAGACGATCTGGGTGCTGAAAGTGCCAATAACATGGCTACTAGCTTTGTACAAGACACTATCTTTGACATCTATGAAAGCAACCAACGCATTATCACTACGACTAACCTGAGCATGGAGGAGCTCTATAGAACTTACCATTCAAGGCTAGTTAGCAGAATGCAAGAAGGCGACCGTAGTCGAGTAATTGATTTTACAAAAATTGAAGACAAGAGAACGAGGATCTAAAAATGAAAATCAATGTAGGAAAAGCAAAGCCAGTAGTACAGGCAAGACCGGGTGACATAGCATATTTTGATGATGATTACTGGTTAATTGGTTGGAGGCAAGACCTTTGTGGTAAAACGTACTACTTTATATCATTAACAACAGCGAACAACTTGGGCGAAAACCTATGGAGCGAGTGGGTAGAGGCTGGCTTAACTGAATATTTAGAAAGTAGAAAAGCAGAAATCTATGACGGCAGTAAGTCGAAATTAGATGTGGTCATTAAAGAGCCTGTAACTAATCATGGTTAAGCACATTGAGACAGCAACCGACTGGGATGCTATTTATACCGAGCAGTTAAAAAGGCGCGCAAACGCACGTTATGACTACGACATACTGCAAAGCAATGGCATTGGAGCCTATGATCGTTTGCAAGAGCAGAAATTAAACAAGCTACATCAATTCTTTGTTGAATTTGAGCAGAAATATGACAGCCAAAAGACACCAGTTACATTTATTGGATAAGGAGATCAATTATGAAAATAGAAAACAAAAAGGAGCAACCAGAAGATGAATATTCTGATTACTCTCTAGATATACTTGCAAGAAAATACTTAAAAGGACTACTAACAACAGAAAATAACAGTCCTGAGCATATTTTTGCAATTACAGAATTATATAAAGCGATTTATAGAATTTAAGTTATTTGGAAAAAACCAAACTCTCTATATTTTGCTTAGGAACGGTAACAACTGAGTCACCAATGAATGTGATTGATAATCTATCATCAACTTTGTCTAGAAGAAAATTATCAATTTCATCCGAAGATAGTTCAACAGGAGCTCTATCACTCCAATACCTTAATTTTTGGAAATTTGAAACGTAGGTACGTTCTTTATTCACATGATTTACCATGAGTTTCATTTATATCACCTCCTTTGGTAATGGAATGACTTAATTATATCAAGTAGAAAGGAAACAAAATGCAGAATATTCAATTGTTAAATTTTGATGGACAAGAAGTAATTGACAGCAGAGATGTGGCCACCATGGTTGGTAAGTCACATGCTCATTTAAACAGAGATATAGCTGGATACAAAAGAGATATTTCAACCAATCCAAAATTGGATCCGTTAACGTTCTTCATTGATTCAACTTACAAAGACAAAAAAGGTGAAATTAGAAAAAACTATTTGATTACTAAACAGGGCTGCGAATTCGTGGCCAATAAAATGACTGGCAAAAAGGGAAACCAATTTACAGCAGAATATGTGAATTTATTTAATCGAATGAAGCAGCAAGTTACTAATCCGATGGAGCTGATTTATCAGCAATGGGACATTCCACGAACATATGGCGGAGCGTTACAGTTAGCGGCCAATCAAGCTGAACTTTTAGAAAAGCAAAAGCCTAAGGTTGAATACTACGACTCACAAATGCGTAATCCAGGGTTAATGACCACTACTGAAATAGCCAAAGACTATGGCTGGAGTGCTACACGGCTTAACCAGGAGCTTAGAAGACGCCGGGTAATTTACCCACAGGGTTCGGGTAGACATAAGGTTTGGGTATTATATCGCGACTTTGCAGGCCGTGGTTACACACAATACGAAGCATTTACCTATGAAAAAGGCAATACCACAGGGATGCACAACAATCTCAAGTGGACGCAAAAGGGCAAAAAGTTCATTTACGATTTGCTTGCTGAAGACGGCATTAGGCCAACACTCGAAAGGATGGACTTACTGGAAGGATGAGAATTAGAAATGGAAACATTAGAATTCAAAGGCTATATGCTAAAAGGCAAAAAAGCTGGCATTACCGCCAATTATTCAGAACCAATTGATGAACTAGTGCAAGCAAGAATTAACAGTGATCTGCGTCAGCAGATGCTTGAATATGTACTTCAATTCAAAAGCAAGAACAAGAAGAGGGAGTACAGAGTTAGCAAGGACGTGTTTGATACCGCAACTGAGTATCTAAGCAATACAGCTACGTCCACCTTTATTGTCTAAGTGTGAGGTGCAGAAATGGAAAAATTAATTTTTAAAGTAGATAAAAGAGCAATGGGACCATATAACTATATTGGCTTTAGAAAATTTACAAGTAAAAATTGTGCTATTGCAAAAAGCGGTGGTGATTTTTTAATGATTGATCCAGGTGAATACATTGAAATAGGCTTTGTAGACAAGCCAGATGTTTCTAATTGGAAAAATGAAATTGGTAAGCAAGAATTTAAGCATAGTAATTATGGAGATGTGCTTAGAAGTGGCAGCCTTGATGATATTAAGCTGCTGCTAAAAGCAACTTCTATTTTTAAACGGCTTAATTAATGAGGTGTAGTAATGGCAAAAGCAGTGTGGAAAATTGATGATAACGGCAAGCGAACCTACGTGGGTCACGTGCCAGACGGTTATCAACTTAAAGATGGAGAGCGGTTCGGACTGCCCAATGAAGATTGGGTAGAAGTGATTAGGAATCAATGAAGGTGTAAATAATGGAGATTGAAGCTGAAAATAATAAAAAAATCAAAGTTAAGCCCGGTGATATAGTAGCTTTGGAAAGTAATCATTTTAACAATTGGACTGGTATAACAGAATACTATCTCGTAAGCCACAATAATTACCGCTATTATCTAGTAAATATAGAAACTGGCGAGATATTCATGAATACTTACCCGTCTTTAAGCAAAATAAACGATCTGGTCAGAATGGACGAAGGACATGTCTATTCTGGTAATAGTGCAAAACTAATCTTAAAAGGTAATGCCTAAAATGAAAATAGCAATTATTGTATTACCAATTATTGGCTTAATATTAGGTGTTCTAGGCGTATTAATTTTAGATAATTTTTTTGGAGAATATACAAAAATTAAGCAATTTATCGCAATTATGTTAATTGCTATTGGCTTTATATTGGTAATTAGTGCAGGTACTATTGAACGCTTCATGTGGTGGACTAGCTGGGGGTGGTAATCATGCAAGTTGAGAATGATCAGTTAATTTTCCAAGATGAATTTAGCAAAAAATGGGCTGTTTTGCCACTAAATAGGATAGTCAGCGCAAGTACAAATAGCGGTTTGTTTTGGATAAATTATATAAATGAAAATGGTCGAGTAGATCCAGTTTTTGTTGATTATGAAACCTATAGGTTCATTAACAATAGAACAGTACCAATTGTTGAGTTCAAAGAGGATAACAATGATTAATAGAGCAGTATTAACAGGACGACTAACACGTGATCCTGAACTTAAGAGCACCAGTAGTGGGATATCGGTTGCTGTATTTACTCTGGCAGTCAACCGGCAATATACGGACGCTAGCGGCAACAGAGGCGCAGACTTCATTAGCTGTGTAATCTGGCGAAAAGCAGCAGAAAATTTCTGTAACTTTACGTCTAAAGGATCACTTGTTGGTATTGACGGCCGAATTCAAACCAGAAGTTACGACAACAAAGATGGCCAAAGAGTGTATGTGACTGAAGTCGTTGTAGATAGCTTTGCACTGCTTGAGTCGAAAAGGGATAGAGAGACTAGCAATAATACTGGTAATTACAGCAACCAGGGCACCAACTATAACAATCAGAGCGCTAACGATAACAATACAGCCGGTTTCGGTAACACGAAGCCACAGGATCCGTTTAATGGAGTCGGCGACACAGTTGACATTACAGACGATGATTTGCCGTTTTAAAGGGTAACTAAATGGAACAATGCTTAAAGTTCGTTGTCCCAGGCGAGCCACAAGGCAAGGCTAGGCCTAGATTTGCCAGGCGTGGTCGATATGTTAGCACGTATACACCCAAGGAGACACAGAGCTATGAGGCACTTGTAAGATATTGTGCTGTTAGTGCTAGGACACAGAAGGGAATAAAACCAATATCTGCGGAAATGGACTTAAAAATTAAGGCATATTTCAAGATACCGAAATCGTATTCGAAAAAGCGCAAAGATAGGTGTCTTAAAGGTGACGAAAGACCGAGCAAGGAGCCAGACAGCGACAATATTGCTAAGATAGTCCTAGACGGACTTAATCCTAAGATGAAGCTCAATCATGCACTACATAGAGCAGAAAATGTGCAAGAGGGGCTCTATTTAGACGACAAGCAGGTTGTTAGCTTGAGTGTTGAAAAATGGTATGCAGAAGAGCCCAGGGTAGTAATTACGGCAGTCTGGCAGGATGATGGGTAGAAAGGAGATAGAAAATGGAATTACCTTATAATTTAATTCACCAATTAGAAAACCAATTTGGATCGCTTAATCATGTGCCAGAAAGTAATCTAATCTTAAAAAAGATAAGGCAATTAATATTTGCTGCAGAAGCCGAAAGTAAACGGGTTTCACTGATTAAAGACGAGAAGTTAGTTGCAGATATGCTGAATGAAGGATATGGTTTTGACGAAATCGTTAGTCAAATTGGGCTTCCAATTAAAAAGGTGCGTTACATAGCAAAAAAGCTACACATTAGTGCAAAACCGCATTTTAAATATAAGGTAACAGTAAGCAAGACAGGACAGCTAATTTATTCTGGCAATTATCGAAATTATGGCATGCTAATGCATCATGGCTGTGATTGCTTTGAATACACCAAACGCTATCTGAAAAGCGAAGGGTATGAATTGGAACGGTTACCAAAATTAATGCCGTGGAGAAAGCTTGAAAATGGGGATCAATACATCTCACACCGTAGGATTATCACGAAAGGATTAGGTTAGATGGAGCAGATGGGTTTCTGGACGGATCCAGATATTAAAGCTACAGCGGAGAATGCCAATATATTTCTCTACAAACAATGCCAAAGGTTGAGCTTGCGTGCTGGTGTTAGTCTATCAAGCCCACAGTTGTCAGACGCTCCGATGCATACTAATGGAGTTAATCATGCAGAAGAAGGCATGGTTAACAGCTTAGCTGCATTAACTGCACTTCAAGCGATTAAGTATGCAATGTTACAAACAAGAGGCATTTCTCCTCAATTGTTGGTTAGTAAATACTTGGATTTAAAAAAAGAATGGCAAGTTAGACAAGATATACATATCAGTCATAACGCCTATCCTAAATACCGTGAAAGAGCATTGTATGAATTTGCCGAAAGCTGGAATAGCGTTCAAGAAAAATTTGGCTTCGAGGATAAAGTTAATTTAATAATTTATAAAAGGAATTTTGGAGGAATTTACGATGAACATTCGAGGAATATTTGAGGAACGCAAGAGGATTAAAAAATGCAAAAATAAGTATAGTCGAAAGACTAGGATGATTCCTAATTAGCTATTAATATCGTCCGAAACGACGTTAAACTATCACTGTTTTTACAGTACCTCCATTAAGTATATACAGTTGCGGTAATGGTTGTAATCAGGTTCGAGTCCTGGTGCCGCAATAGACATGATTTTATATTTTTTTTAGAAATATGCTATATTAATTATAGGTTTTGTATAAGGATGGTATTTTTTATGGGAAATTCTTTTAGAATTATAAAAGCATATTTGGGGGTAATAGTTTTAATAATTTTTTTGGAAATACTACAGTTCATTGGATTAAAAGATAATAAAGTGACTTCATTAGGTACAATTATTCTTGCGTTGGTTACAATTATAATTACTGTATATCATGATAATAATAGTGCATTATCTAGTAAAAAAACTGAGTATTTAGAAAAAATTATTTATAGTTCAAATAAATATAAGCATTTAGTTGACAGCTATTTAAATCATGAAATTGATAATAAATATTTATTGGAAGAAAACAAAATAGATTTATTAGCTTCTTTAGATTCAAACATTAAACTTTTATACACGTTAAAAAATATAACTAGAAGTGATTATAAGGATGCGAAGAAGAATCTTGATAGCCTTAAAGATGATTATAAGAGTTTGTCTAAACTATTAAATGGTTTAAATGATTTTACTTATTCAGAATGTAGTTGTGTTTTTGAAAACATTAAAAAGTTATTGGATAAGATAATAAAAAATTGTCAAGAGCAAATAGAAAAAAGCCCTGAAGGGATTTACTAATATTTTTGTAGAGCACTCTCACGAGTGTTATTTTTATGTCCAAAAACAGGAGGTGGTGAAATGATGTGAAGTATAAACTGACGGTAAAACAACAAAAGTTCTGTGATGAATATATTAAGTCGGGCAATGCCGCAGAAGCTGCACTAAAAGCAGGTTACAGCAATCGAACTGCATATTCGATAGGAAATGAAAACCTGAAAAAACCTGAACTCAAAAAATATATAGAGGACGAACTTAAACAGCTTGAATCAGCTAAATTAGCAACTGCTCAGGAGACTTTAGAGTACCTCACATCAGTTATGCGTGGTGAACAAACAGAGACTGTAGCGACTGCTAAGGGGCTCTATAAGAACGTTGAAATTTCTGCTAAAGATAGGATAACGGCAGCCAAAGAATTGCTTAAACGTTATCCAACTGATCCATTAACAGAGGCACATTTACGAAAAATGGAAGCTGATGCAACAATTGCTGAACATCAAGCTGAGCAACTAGTATCAGGTGACACTGACACCTCAGTTAACATCAATTTCGACATTCCAAAGGGGGACAGCGATGCAAGTAAGCCTTAAAAACAACATCTCACCAGCTTTCTACAAGCTATTTTGGGATATTCATAATAAAAAACATGCTAATTATTGGCTAAAAGGAGGACGTGGTAGTACCAAGTCCTCTTTTATTTCGATAATGATTGTCTTGGGTATTATGCAAGACAAAGATGCTAATGCGATTGTTTTGCGTAAAGTGGCCAACACGTTGCGTGACTCTGTATTTGAGCAATATTTATGGGCAATTGACCTTTTACATGTTGATGAATACTGGCAGTCGTCAGTAAGTCCTATGCAATTAACCTTTAAACCAACTGGTCAACAGATCAGGTTTAAGGGTGCAGATGACCCAAGAAAGATAAAGTCGCAAACGTTCCGGCAGGGCTACACCAAGTTCAAGCACTTCGAAGAGGTCACTGAATTTAAAGGCATGGAAGAAATCCGTTCAATCAACCAATCATTAGGACGTGGTGGGTCTGGCATTATTACCTTTTATTCGTATAACCCACCAGCTCGGCAGTCCAACTGGGTAAACCAAGCAGTTGATAAAGAACAAATGCGTGATGATACACTAGTTAACCTATCTGACTATCGTGCAGTGCCTAAGCAATGGCTGGGTGTTGAGTTCCTTGCTGATGCTAAGCAACTTGAAAAAGACAACGAGAAGGCATACCGACATGAATATCTCGGAGAAGTAACAGGTACTGGTGCAGAAGTGTTTAACAACATTACAACAAGACCTATTACGGATGATGAGATTGCTAGGTTTGACAAGGTATATTACGGTCTTGACTTTGGTTTTGCGAAAGACCCAACAGCATTTGTAAAGATCTACTGGGATTCGGCAAGACGCCGTATTTTCATATTTGATGAGTTTGAACGTGTTGGCTTAAAGGTGCGTGATGCAGTTGAGATGATTAAACAACGCGACAAACGAAACGAGCCAGTAACAGCTGATTCTGCATCCCCAGACATGATTTGCGGAATACCAAGACCAAGGTTTAAACATCTATGGTGCAATTAAAGGCGGTGGGTCACGTGACCACGGTTACAAATGGCTAGAGGATTTACGCGAGATTATCATTGATCCTAAACGTTGTCCTGACGCATGGCGAGAATTCACCAGCTATGAATTTGAAATAGATTTGAACGGCAATTATAAATCAGGCTATCCAGATGGCAACGACCATACAATGGACGCCACAAGATATGCGCTTGAAAGTCTAATAAGGAAAGGAGGTTTCATCAAGTGGACGTAAAGGCAATGAAAAAGCTGCTTGAGAATACGAAACAAAGTCGTGTCAATTTCATTAATAAATATCAAAAGTCAAAAGATTACTATCAGAATAAAAATGACATCACCATAAAAAATGGCGGTGAATCTAAAACAAAAGAGGACGATGCCGCTAAAAAAGAAAAGAACCCTTTAAGACCAGCTGATAATAGAGTAAGTTCTAACTTTCATCAACTGTTAGTTGACCAAGAAGCTGGTTATTTAGCCACCAAGCCCCCATCAATTGACGTTGGAGATGACAAGACTAATGAAGAAATCAAAAACACGTTGGGCGATAACTTTGCGTTGCGATTAAACGAGCTAGTTGTTGATGCAGCTAATGCAGGCGTTGCATGGTTGCATTACTGGATAGATGATGATGGACAATTCCGCTATGCACTCGTTTCTCCAGATCAAGTCACACCAATATACTCATCTGACCTAAACCGCAAGTTAGTAGCATTAAGGCGCTCATATCAGGAGTTTGATCCTGATAGTGGTAAGGATATATGGGTTCACGAATATTGGGACGACACGTCAGTGACAGCATTTAGATCCAAGGATGAACAGTTTACTGACTTGGAGCCAATTGAGGATAGGTTCAACGTATATGATCTAACGACAGATGAACTTATTGGTACATCAAGCGTAAACAATCATGGTTTTGGACGGATCCCTTTTATTGCATTTCCTAAAAACAAGGAACAACAGCCAGACTTGTATCACTATAAGGGCTTAATTGATGTTTATGACAAAATCTATAACGGCTACGTTAATGATCTTGATGACATTCAACAGGTTATCCTGATTTTAAAGAACTATGGCGGACAAAATTTAGACGAATTTCGTGAAGATCTAAAAAGATACAAGTCCATCAAACTTAGAAGTATGGGCGGTGGCGATGATTCAGGTGTCGACCAGTTAACAATTGATATACCTACTGAAGCACGTAACTCAATGCTTGAAACAACTAAGACCAACATCTTTGTTCATGCTCAAGGCATTGATCCGACAGATTTCAAGACCAACAATGCAACGGGCACAGCGATTAAGATGCTCTATTCTCACCTAGAATTAAAGGCAGCTAAAACAGAAGCGTACTTTAGGGATGCACTAACAGAATTAGTTAGGGCAATCATGAGGTGGCTTAACATTAAAGATGCTGACAGTGTACGAATTAATCAGACATGGACACGGACAGCTATTCAGAATGATGTTGAACGTGCTCAGGTAGTTAGTCAATTGGCTAACTACACCAGTAAAGAGGCAATTGCTAAGGCTAATCCGATTGTCGAAGATTGGCAAGAGGAACTGAAAGATCAGCAAGAAGACCTTAAGAACCGAACTGATGGTTTTGGTAATCCTAACAACCTGAACGGTGATGATGACGATGAGCAAGAAGACAGCAAGAAGTCGTAGCTATTGGCAAAAGCGCTTCTTACAGGAAAAAGATAGCCAATTGACCAATGCTGCTGAGTTCGAGTCAGCCATGAGAGCACGACTTAAGGAAGTCCAGCCAATATTGGAACAGGAAGTTGAATACTGGCTCAATCGTTATGCCGACAATCAAGAAATCAGCAAAGAAGATGCTCACAAGATATTGAGAACTATTGGTACTCGTGACTGGCATATGACCCTTAAAGAGTTCAAGCGTAAGGCTAAAGAAGGTGGTTTTGATAAAGAGTTGGATGCCGAATATTTCAGAAGTCAATTATCAAGACTTGAGAACATAGACGAGCAACTAACCAACCTATTAAGCCAATACGCCAACTCTGAAAGCAATAAACTAGAGCATAGTCTATCTAATCAGTTTCAACAAACATACATGCATAGCATCTATTTGACGCAATTGGAGAAAGCCAAACTATCCAGTAACTTTGCAAACATTAATGAGTATCAAGTCAAAGCAATAGTAAACAAGCCATGGAATGGTAGCAACTTCTCTAAACGCCTCTGGAAAAACTACACTGAAGTGCTACCCAATGAGCTTGGAGATGCATTACTACGAGGCACCGTGCTTGGTCACTCACATGAACAAGTATTCCAGATGATGCGTCAACGAATAAAAGACGTTGAGGATTATCAACTGCATCGGTTAGTAATTACCGAAATGGGACATATTGCCGAGACAGCCACTGCAGCTGCATACAAGGAAGAAGGTGTTGAAAAGTACCAATATTTAGCCACGCTAGAATCACATACCTGTGAGGAATGTGCACACCTTGATGGCGAGATATTTGATTTAAAGGACAGAAAAGACGGAATTAATTATCCGTTAATTCATCCATATTGCAGATGTACTACTGTACCATATATTGAAGGCTTGCCAGACGAACGAATTAGGTGGTCAAGAGATCCAGAAACTGGCAAAGGAACTTATGTTGATAACATGACTTTCGATCAGTGGAAGAAGGCTGTTGAATATCAAAGACAAAATGTGTCGTTACCGAATAACGCTGCGAGATATATTTCAAAAAAGGGCAATTATAACTGGAACGAACTCAATGCGGAGCAGTATAATAAGCACATAAGAAATACTCCTGAATATAAGAACTATACAAATGGACGCAAAAGACCAGTTAGTGAGTTAACTATTTCATCTGAAGAAGCTCAAGTGTTGATTGATAAATACGGTAAAAAGCGTAAAAATACTGATAAGAACAGAATTTTATTTAACAGTGATTCTTATATTGGTAAATGGGCTGATATACATGGCAATCTGTATCCAACAAAGAAAGGACGTATTTCTTATCGGCAAAATAAAGGTGCTCATATTACACCTATTAAACCAGATTATTTAAAATAAAGGAGGTTAATCATGGATCCACATAAAATGTCATTACCTGAAATTTTAGACAATTTTCGTGCTAGAAATGTTACATTCAAATTAAAAGATGGAACTCAACGAACAATTTTTGTTAATGAGATTGAAGATGAAGACGATGATCAACCAGAACTGCTGTTTATGGCGGATGAGCCTGAAGATGATGTCTGGATTTCGGATGTAGTTAGTGCAGTACCAGTATAGGTAGAGCGATGAGTAACAACGATTATTTTACAATTGCATACAAAATATTGAGTTATCTAAAATATTGTTATGAAAACGGTCAAGATGCTGATCCTGATGAATGATGCAGAAAGCATATAGAATTTTTAAGGAAGTCAGAGATTGGCTTCCACTAATTAAATAAAGTCTAAGCAATCAATGTAACTGCTTTTTATTTTGCCCTGGGCACGGCGTAAAACTGCTCTTTTTTTATGCCTTGATTGTGGTCGCCCCACGTAAAAAACGCGAGAGAGGAAAAGTTATGAAACGTGAAGAACTAAAAAAATTAGATTTAACCGATGAACAGATTGATAAGGTCATGGGCTTACACGGCGCTGACGTTGAGGCAATGAAAGCCAAGACAGATGAGCTAGGCAAGACTAACGAATCGTTACAGAACCAGATTGCCGAGCGTGACAAGGATTTAAAGACGCTCAAAAAGCAAGCAGGCGACAACGAAGAATTAAGCAACCAGTTCAAAGAGCTTCAGTCCAAGTACAAACAAGATACTGAGAACCTAACTAAAGAACTTCAGCAAACCAAATTAAATAGTGCAGTTGATAATGCTTTAGGAAAAGCAAAGGTACGCAATACCAAGGCTGCCAAGGCTCTCTTAAACATGGACGAAGTCAAACTCAACGACAAAGGCGAGCTTGAAGGCTTAGATGACCAGATCAGCTCATTGCAAAAATCTGACGGTTACCTATTCGACCAGGGCAGCAAAGAGCCATATAACCCGCAAGGTGGCGGAGGCAAAACAGATCCTGACCCTGTGTCGACCATGACAGAAGTATTCAAAGGAGAGACAAATAAATAATGGCAGGAACAATTAATTACGCAGAAGCGTATCAACAAGCAATTCAACAAGGGTTCTATGACGGACACCTATATTCGAGTCCGCTATGGCAATCACCATCAAACAGTATAATTAAATTCGACGGGGCAAAACATATCAAGTTGCCCCGTCTTTCAATTACAGAAGGTAGAAAAGATAGAAATAGACGTACTATTACCGACATTACGCCAAATTACAGCAACGATTGGGACACTTACGAGTTAAAAAACGAAAGATACTGGAGCACCTTAGTAGATCCTTCTGATATTGATGAGTCTAACTACGTTATTTCAATCGCTAATATTACTCGCCAATTCAATTTGGACGAAAAAATGCCAGAAATGGACAAGTACATGTTCAGTAAGCTGTTCTTAGAAAAGCAAACTAAAGACGGTGGCAAAGGTATTACTACTGATACACTGGATGAAAAGAACATTCTGACAGCATTCGATAATATGATGGTTGACTTTGACGAAGCACGCATTCCTAACCAAAATCGCTTCTTATACGTAACGCCAAAAATTAACGCAGTCTTGAAACGCGCTGAGGCAATGAACCGTGGTTTAACGTTAAAAGATCCTAATAGCATCCAACGTACGGTTTACAGCTTAGATGACGTATCTATTGTAATCGTACCTTCTGACTTAATGCAGACTGCATATGATTTTACGGTTGGTGCAAAGACAATTGACTCATCAAAGCAGATTGAAATGATGTTAATCTACAATGGCGTTCAAATTGCACCTGAGAAATACAGTTTCGTAGGCTTTGATCAACCAACTGCATCTTCCAGCGGCAACTATTTGTATTACGAGCAATCATACAATGACGTATTATTGCTGAATACTAAGACAGCAGGTATTCAATTCGTTATTACAGATAAAGCGACACCAGCTGCACCAACTACCAAGACAGTGCAAGCAACTGATCCTGCTGATGATGAAAAAGTTGATACCAAATCTGCTGACGACGACAGCAAAACAACAACTAAGACTGCTAAAAGTGGGAAGTAAAAATGAATGATGAAAGAAAAAAGAAAATTAATGATACGGTCACCCAACTGATTGGTGACCAGGCTAATACGGACATTGTGGACTTCAGCATTGACCGAGTAATTCAGTCAGTGGCCAATTACATCAATATTCCAGTAGAAGATCTACCGCCTGAAATTGATACCACTATCGTAGCAATGTGTGTGCAATTGATACAGACGCACAACTGGACTAGTGACAATAGCGATGTAGTTAATTCAATCAGTGAAGGCGATGTATCGGTTAACTTTGGCTCTCCAGCTGAAATATATGCTAAGGTGCAAGAGATTAACCCAATTACAGACGACTTCTTTGTTGATTTAAATCACTTTAGGAGATTGCAATGGTAATTAACGCATTTAACAGACTGAAAGACATTGCCCCTAAGCTGTGGACTGATAAAGTGACGATTAGAACTACCAAGAAAGTAGTTAATGAGCACCATATCACCATCAGTGAGCCTTTGACGGTTGTTTCAGATGAACCTGCTAAGGTCATACTCAAAGGTCTAAAAGCTAGTGAGCAGTCATTTTTTGGGACTGACGAGTATGATGCTACATTGCTAATTAAAAATGGGATTGATATACCTGCCGGAGCAACAATTGAAGTTACAGATGTTAACGGTAAAGTAACTAAATACAAGCGCTCAAGCAAGGGCTATTCTGGATATGTGAGCCACCAAGAAGTTGCTATGACGAGGGATGAGAAATCATGAGTGCATTTGGCGATTTTGATGATGCAGAATTTCAACGATTTGCGCAGCATGTTAATGCAGTAGTTTCCGGTGGGGAACTTAAAAATGAACTCAAAAAGAGTGTTAAGAATGTGGGTGAGACTTACAAGCGTAATGCTCAGGCTAATACTCCAGTTAAGACGGGTGATCTTCGTCGTAGTTGGCAACTAAAAGGACCCTATTTTTCAGGCTCAGACATTTCAATCGAATTGCGAAACGGTAAGAACTATGCCTCGTTCGTTGAAAATGGCCACCGGCAGAATGTTGGTCAGTATGTGCCTGCGATTGGTAAGAGGTTGAAGGCTAGTTGGGTGCCAGGGCAGCATTTTTTGCAAAAAGCAACTGATCAAACTAGTGGCCAGGTTCCTGAATTGCTAACACCTGTTATATGGGACATGCTTAGAAAGTTGATGGATGACTAATGACAATAATTGAGCGTATTTCTGACGAAATTGCACGGATATTTCCGAATGCAGTAATCTATACCGAAAATCAATCAGACGGTTTTGAAGAGCCGTCTTTTTTTATTGAAAAAATCAGCTCGTCAGCTAGTAGCGAATTGTTTGATCGGCAAATGCGTAAACAAAGCTATCAAGTTGTTTACTTCCCGAATCCTGACAATCCTAAAACTGACATGGAACGAGTTGAAGATTACTTGTTAAGTGGATTGCTAGAGCTAAAGGACTATGCGCCATTAAGGCACATTGAAGTTATTCAGCAAGATGACAATACGCTAATCTACAAATTTGAAGTATGGGGACGGTTTTACCCCGACAAAAAAGATGATATTAAATTACAGAATTCAGAAGTGAAAGGAAACATTAAATGAGTTGGAAAACACAGAATAAGCGCCGTCCAGGTGCCTATATTAACGTTGTGGGTAAGGGCAAAGATAATACAGGCGCGGACATTGGACGGACACTATTGCCTATTAGCTCTCAATTAGATTGGGGTGCTAAGGGTATTATCAAATTAAATAGTGACTCAAATTTTAAGGCATTGCTTGGCCATGACATTAATGGCCCAGAATTGCAAACACTGCATGAAGTATTAAAGGGTGCCAACACAGTACTATTGCTTAACAATAACGACGGTAAGCCAGCAACAGCTACTGAGCCATCATTACCATGGAAGTTCACAGCAATGTATCCCGGCACCAAAGGCAACGATTTACATGTGACGGTTCAAAAACAGGATAGCAAGGTAACTGTATCAACACTGTTTGGCACTAAAATGGTTGATCAACAAGTTATTGACGTAACTAAGCCAGACAACCTAATTGATAATGACTTTGTCAAATTTGAAAAAACAACCGAATTAGCTCCATCTGCTCCAGGCAGTGATGGAAATGGCAGCAATGGCAGTGACGGTTCCGATTCTAAGACGAAATCATTAAAAGCAAGCAATACACCAGTTGTAATGGCATCTAAGTTAGAAAGCCTAGGCAATGACGTGACTGTTGACTTAACTGGCGGTACTACTGTGCCTGTTCAGATTGCCGACCTACTTAACGATGCACTAGAAACGGAAGACTATGACGTAGCAACTACAGCAGGCTTCCCAATTGACAGTCCATTGCACAAGCAGTTAGTTGATGAGATTAAGCACCTACGTGACGACAATGATGTTAAGGTTCGAGGTGTTGTGCCAGCAACAACTGACAAGATCAATTATGAAGGTATCTCAACAGTTGCAAATGGTGTTGTTCTTGGCGATGGCACAGAATTAGATGCCACGGTAGCAGCAGGTTACTTTGCAGGCGTTTCAAGTTCAGCAGACGCTTCGAAGTCGCTGACGTACGTAGAGTACCCAGATGCAATTAGCGCATACCCAAAGTTCAGCAATGATAAGACGATCGATGCACTTGAAAAGGGACAAATAGTCTTTACTACTAAACGTAATGAAACAGTGGTTATTGAGCAGGATATTAACTCACTGACCAAGGTTACTGCTGATAAACCAGTCTTTTTCAGCAAAAATCGCGTTGTAAGAACAATGGACACAGTGGTAACTCGAATTAAACATACATTCGAAGACATGTTCCTTGGCAAAATTACTAATAACGCTGCTGGTCGTGACCTGTTCAAAGCCAACATTGTCAGCTATTTGCAAGGCTTGTCAGATGCAGGCGTAATCAATGGCTTTAACGAAGAGGACATCACGGTTGAAGAAGGCAATGAACGAGATGCAATCGTTGTTAACTTAGCAATTACTCCATTAGATTCAATGGAGAAACTTTACATGACAATGGTTGTCCAATAAGGAGGAAAACATAAATGGCAGATGAAACAGTAAGTACCGTTGGTTCATTTTTAAACGGTCGTGACACCATTTCTACAAAAGATGCAAAAGTATATATCACAATTAATGGCAATGTTTATCCGTTGATTGAATGTAATGAGTTCAGTGCAAAGTTGGAAAAGAACAAAGAAGATGTGCAAACATTAGGCAGTCGCTGGGTTCATAAAAAAGTTACTTCTGTTGAAGGAACAGGCTCAATTGGTGGCTATTTAATTAGTTCAAATTGGACTAAGTATGCTTTACCTTACGTACAAGGTGGAAAAGACCTATACTTTGAAATCACGTTTACAATTAATGACCCAACCAGCCAAGCTGGTACTCAAACAATACATTTAGGCGAAGTGAATCTAAACGATATTCCATTGGCAGATTTCAAAGCTGATAATGGCGTCATGCAATGGAAAACAGACTTTACCTTTGAACAAGTTAATTTAGTAACGCCATTCACAGGCTTTGATTTATAAGGAGAACTATAGATGACTATTAAAAAAGAATATAACGTTAATGACTTTTTAGCAGAAAATGTAAAGCAAGAACGTAGCACTAAAGAAATTAAGATTACTGGCTATAAGGAGCCTTTTGTAATTCAGAGCATAACTTCGGAGGAATTTGATCAACTACAAAAGCAAGCTACTTCAAGAATGATTAGCAAAAAGACTTATCAAGAAATTGAAAAGTCAGATAGTAACAAGTTTACCGACTTGTTAATCGAAAAATCTGTTGTTGTCCCTAATCTAAATGACGAAAAATTACAAAAATCATGGGGATGCATTGCAGAGCCTGCTAAAATGCTACGCAAAATGATTTCTAAGGCTGGAGAATACGGCGATTTGTTAGAAGCAATTTCAGAAATTTCAGGATTTGATAAGGACAGTTTGAGCAATTTTGTTGAATTAGCAAAAAACTAATTCAGTCCAATCGGGACTTCAATTATTGTTACTACTGCATTAACGAATATCATTGGACACCTAGCCAGTATGGCAATTTATCTTTAAGAGAAAAAGCAATTGTGCAGGCCACGATTGACCTTCGTGTTGAAGCTGAAGAAAAACAACGTAAAGAGGCCGAACGTGAGGCTAGAAGATATAAATAGAAAGGAGGTAAGAAATGGCCACTATTAGTGGGACACTCAGAATTAATGACGCCTTTAGCAATGTTTTAAACAAATTTAATTCTGGAATGCAACGCAGCATGGCTGCAGCTAATAGACTCAAAGCTGAAATGAACAAGGGCTCAGCTGGAATTGAAAGCATAGGACGTAGTGCTAACACAGCCAACATAGGACTTAGACAATTAATTGCTGGTTCTGCAGTTGGTAACATGATTAGTTCTGCCATGAGTGCTGCGGGCAGTGGTGTCCATGCTTTTATTGGAGAATTAAACGATTCAACAGTCGCTTGGTCAACTTTCGAAGGTAACATGCGTCAGATTGGCAAGAGCCCAGCACAGATTAATGCTGCTAGAAGTTCACTGCAAAAGTTTGCACAGGACACAATCTACTCATCGTCTGACATGGCTCAAACATATAGTCAACTAGCTGCAGTTGGCGTCAAAAACACTACCCAGTTAGTTAAAGGCTTTGGCGGGCTGGCAGCTGCTGCAAATGATCCTAAACAGGCAATGAAGACCCTTTCTGAACAAGCTACCCAGATGGCAGCTAAGCCAATGATCCAATGGCAAGATTTCAAGCTAATGCTTGAACAAACACCAGCAGGTATGGCTGCTGTTGCCAAGACTATGGGAATGTCAACTAAGGAATTAGTTAAGACAGTCCAGGACAGAAACCTTAAAACGGCTGATTTTTTAAACGCAGTAGCAAAAACGGGAACTAATGCCAACTTCTCAAAGATGGCAACGCAATATAAGACCATTGGTCAAGCGTTGGACGGGTTGAAGGAAACGTTGGCAAACAAGGTTCAACCGCAATTTAAAAAGCTAAGTGAGATTGGCATTAAGGCAATAAGTAGCATTACGGACAAACTCGGTAAAGTTAACTTTGCAAATTTTGCTGACAAGTTAATTGATGGCATTAATCGTGTCAAAACGGCAGGCAGTGCCTTCATAAAAGGCTTTACCAGTCAATTTAATAAAAACCAGTTTGTTAACATAGTTCGAGACATTGGAGATAGCATTAGGACGATGTTTAGCAGTCTTTCTAATAATCAAGGACTGAAAGGATTGTTTAATGGAATTGGTCAAGACGTTGGTAGGTTTGCATTAGCCATGGCTAGCGGGATTGCCAATGTTGTACAGGCTATTTCAAAAATTAATCCTAGTGCGCTCAAGATGTTAGCGGCTGCTTTTGTAGCGTTAAAACTTGGCACTAATGGTCTTAAACTCGCTGCTATTGCAGCCGGTCTAAAGATTATTGGGTCGTTAAATCCAGGACAATTACAACACGTTGCCACAGCTGTCACTGCATTGGCAACCGCCTTTGTTGCGATGAAAGGAATCAGCGCAGTAGCAAGTGGCTTTTCAAAAATAACAAGTGGCATTGGCAATTTAGTAAATGGGATTATTAATGCTGGCTCTTTGTTAAAAACAATACCAGCAATGCTAACGGCGCTTACATCGCAATTGGGTACAGCTCTAGCAGCTGGTCTATCATTAGCGATTAGTCCAATAGGTGCAGCGTTAATTGGCATAACCGTGTTAATAGTTGGTGCTATTTATGCTTGGCAAACTAACCTTTTTAATTTTAGAAGTACCATGAGCAACCTGTTTAGCAACATCGGTACAATTTTTGAACCACTACGTAATGCTTTTAGTAATTTGGGCGAGGCACTTGCACCAGCAAGTGGTGTCTTTGCGGTATTTGGCAAGGTGCTTGGAGCTATTAGCATTGGAGCAATTTATGGCATAGCAGTGGGCATTGGTGCACTTGCTGATGCCTTTACGAGCGTTATAAGCGTTGCATCTTCATTTATCTACTCTTTGAGAGCGGTATGTGATGGAATCAGAGCCGTTGGCTCTGCATTTAATGATATTAAAAATGGAGATTTCAGTTTTAGCGGAATGCGTAAAGCATTCGGCGATGCGGGTAATGATATTAACCACATGTTTGATTCACTTAATCATGTGGGTGAGTTTAAAGCAACAGGAGCTGTAATTAATTCACTTAAGGGAATTGATGCCCAAGCTAAAACAACTAAATCTAGCCTTGACAATATCAAAATGCCAAATATTGTTCAGCAAAACAAAAAAATCAACAGTTTGAACAATGTATTTGCTAACAAGCAAGCTCTTAAAAAAGCCAAAGTAAAAGTTGATTATCAATTACCTGATCCAGCAAAATTGAACAATTTGAAGTCAAAATCAATTAAAACAAAAATTAAACCCGAATTAGATTCGACTACAAACATTCAAAAATTACTGCAATCTAAAGCGTCTAAAGTAAAGTATTCGACGCCAAAGATACCAACACCGAAGACTCCAAAGATTAAGACTCTACATGCCAAAGTTGCCAAACCTAAGATACCAACGCCTAAGGCGCCTAAGATTAAAACAATGCATGCCAAGGTTGCTAAGCCTAAGGTACCACAGCCTACAATGCCAAAGACCAAGACATTGCATATTAAGGTTGCCAGACCTAAGGTACCACAACCTACAATGCCAAAAATCAGGCCAATACCAGGCCCAAGAATGGGACGTGCAAAAACAGGTGCGTTCTTGGCAAGTGTTCAATCAGCAATTAGTAGAGCTGCAGCAATTGCTCAAGCTGGGGCCGGCCCAATGTTTAGCGCCGGTGCAATGATTGGTGCTGGACTAGCCGCAGGTATGCGGTCACAAGTTGGGGCTGTAGCAGCAGCTGCTGACGCACTAGTTGCTCAGGCTGATAGGGCTGCACGTGCTAAGGCTAAGATCCATTCTCCATCAAGATTGTTTGCAGAAATTGGTGGTTATCTTGGCAAAGGTATGGCCGTGGGTATGGAATCTACTCAAGGGCTAATTGCTAATGCCAGCGATGCAATGATTGCCACAGCGACACCAGATGCCTCGAATGTTGGCTATGGCTATAATCGTGATGATCAAAGCAGTAGTTTGGTTAATACAAAGTTTGGCGGTAACACAACAACATCTGACAACCACAGTTCAACATTGACAATCGAAAGTGGTGCTATTCAGATCAATAGCTCTGGAAATGCAGAATATGATAGTGAACAGGTTGTAGCTGCGATTGAAAACTGGGCAATTGCTCAGAAAAACAAAAATCTAAGTTAGGGGTGATATAAAATGGATGGATTCGGTATCTTTTTAACAAGTTACAAAACAAGCGAAACTATCCAGTTGCCGGTCAACCCGGCCGAATTAAAGTTTAAGTATGAGGGCGACGATCAGAGTCAGACGGTTGTCAATCTCGGCGAGATTAATCGGCTGGGTAATCTAAAATTAGTAGGTGTTACAGTCGAAAGTGTTTTCCCTAATTACGAAACAACGTATACAGCAACGAGTGAATTACAAGAGCCCCAGTTCTATGTTGACTATATTAGGGATGTGCAGGACACCAAAAACCACATGCAGTTAGTGGTTGCTAACACCAAGATAAGCATGCCAGTGACGGTGGCCAGTTTTGAGTATGGCTTTGAGGGCGGATTTGATGAGGAATATAAATATTCTTTGGTATTAAAAGAATATCGTGAGTTTAAGGTAGTCAAAGTTTCTTCTTCCAAAAAGAAGAAAAAGAAAAAATCCAAAAAGGGTAAGAAACGCATTTCACCGCCCAAGAAATTCGGGGTACACTCTAACGTAATTGTTAACGGTAGATTGCACATGGACTCTAACGGCAATGGCCCTGGTGCTTATGAAAAAAATGCGAAGAGAACTGTAATTAATATTGCTACAGGCCACAAATACCCTATCTGTGTTGGTATTGGCGGCGCTGCTCGTGGTTGGGTTAAGAAATCGGATGTGAGAAAAGCATGACAGTTACAACGCTTAAGCTCAAGCGACGCAGTAACCTTTATCGGAAATCAAAAAAGAATGGCAAAGGGACCACTTACGACTTACGGCAAGTAGCCGCTAACATTAAGTGGACGACTGACCTTAATTTTTCAGCTGGCGAACTTACTTTTGATTTAATTCAGAATGCTCATCCAATTATCCCCTACACGGGCGATATAATTACATTTAGTTGGGAACATCATAAAATTTTTTATGGCTACGTATTTAAATACGATGTTAAAGAAGATAATACGATCAGTGTAACTTGCTACGACAAGTCAAGGTATCTCAAGAACCAAGACTCAATTGTTTGGAAATCTGGCACAATTGCAGACAGGTTTAACAATGTATGCAAGCGGGCTGGCATAAAGCACAAAGTTGTCAACAAGCCAACTCACAAAGTTGCCGCTGAAGTATGTGATGGTAAAACATATTTCGATATGATCAAAAGTGCTATTACCAAGACTAGAACAGCCACCAAGCACATGTACTATGTATACTGCAATTACGACACAGTAGAGCTTAGACGCGCACCCTACAAGAAGTTAAAGATAATAATCGGTAGCAAGTCGGCAATGACCGGCTTTTCTTATGCAGTAGATATTAACAATACAGCCAATGTTGTTAAGGTAGTTCAGAAAGATACAAAGAAATCGCAATCAAAGTCAGCAACTGCCAAGCAGGATGATCCTAAGCGTACCAGTTTTAAATCGACTAGTGCGAAGGGAAAATCAACTGAACAATGGGGCAAGCTTCAGGTTACCGTTAATAAGAAAAACAAGGCAAACCATGCTCAGATGGTTAAACAGGCTAAAAATGAATTGCGCAAGAAAAATAGAGCCAATAAGGAGCTAACTATTGATTGTATCGGCAATGTTGACCTAGTTGCAGGGAATGCTGTTAATGTCAAAATTAATGATCTAAATAAAACGCTAAAAAACTGTCCAATTCTAAAAGCAGAACATAATTTTGAAACAAATTACAATTGTCATTTGACGATGAAAGTAGGTGCAGAATGGCTGGCGATTACTTAATGAACCTCTTAAACAGTAGGGGCGGAAAAGATAGTGAGTATGCTGACGTAGTATATGGCCTAGTTACTTCTGTCAAGCCGTTAAAAATACAATTGGCTAATAATATGGTTATTGATGATAACTTTATTATTCTAGGCAAACATATCGGTAAATATAAACTTGATGCCAAAGCAACAATCAAGGGTGAGAAGGTCACTATTAAGGATATGGAGTTTGACAATAGCCTAAAAAAAGACGACAAGGTAACCATGATCAGAATGGACGGCGGACAGCAATTCTATTTATTTGAACGAGAGGAGGGATAGATATGGACGATGAAGACAATATTGTAGTTACAGATGACGATGATGAAGTTGATGATGCAGAATTGGACGATGAAGACATCGACACCGATGATGATGACGATGAAACGCTTGAAGATGAGCCAACTTTGACTTTTAAAATCGAAAACGGTCGCATTCGTAGCAAGATTGACGAGCAAGATGCAATGATCCAAGCTGTTGATAAGATACTGCGCACAGAACGTCTAGTCTATCCTATCTACTCTGATCAGTATGGCAATGACCTTAACGATTTAATTGGTAAAGATATGAACTATGCTAAGGTTGAGGTTGAGAGAATGCTGAAAGAGGCATTACTTGCCGACGATCGTGTAACGGCCGTTAAGATTGACAAAATTGACCAAATAGACAGTGATACATTGGCCGTTAGTGGCATATGTACTACTGTCTATGGCGATATTAATATAGATAGCGAGGTGAGTGTTGACAATGAATCCAGATGATTACGCAGCTGATTTTACAGCTAAGGACTATGACTATTGGCTAGACCTAATGCTGGACAATGTGCCAGACGATATTGATGAGCGTGAAGGATCGATTGTGTATGATGCGGTGGCTCCGGCGGCAATGGTTATGGCACAACAATCGCTATCAATGGCTAACATTATCAAGCAGACTTATGTTAAAACGGCACAAGGGCAATTTTTAGACTATAGAGCAGCAGAACATGGTACTGCAAGGTATGTAGCCACTCAAACCGAAGTCAAAGCTAAGTTCTTAGATTCAGACGGCAATCCAATTAATAATGTACAGATAGGCGACCAATTCGCAAGCATTGGTGAAACGCCTATTTTTTATACTGTTCAGAAAATCAACGATGATTTAACAGCTGAAATGACCTCAGATGAGCCCGGAACGACTGCCAATTCTTACTTAGGTCAAGTTATGCCTGTAACGTCTAACGATTCTTTAAATTGGGCAGAAATAACCGAAATAGTGGCACCTGCTCGAGACGAAGAAACAGACGACCACTTGCGTGACCGATTACTACGATCAGATGATTGGATAGCCTACGGAGGCAATGTTACTGACTATTTAGCAATGCTGTCTAAGATTAAAGAAGTTGGTGCTGGACAGGTCTATCCAGTTTGGAATGGCCCAGGTTCGGTTAAGTTGGTAATTGTGGACAACAACCTAATGCCCGCAAGCTCCACTCTGGTTTCAAAAGTAAAAAGTATCATTGATCCTGTTGATGGCGAGGGAGAGGGCTATGGCCTAGCTCCAATTGATCATCAGGTAACAGTTGTAGCGCCTACTCCATTAACAGTTAACATCTCAGCATCGGTTAATATTGATAGTGGTCATAGTGTTGATTCAGTTAAGGCTAAGATCAAAGCAGCAATTGAGGATTATTTCAAATTGCTACGTCAAACCTGGAACACAGTAGACTCTAAGACAGGACGAGGCTATTCACAGACGATTTACAAATCAAAGGTGTTGTCACAGATCATGATGATAGATGGCGTGGTTAATGCATCTGTTCCAAAACTGAATAATGCTGATAACGATATAGTTTTGACCTTTAATAACCAGACTTCACAATTGCCAGTATTAGGAGAGGTGGTGCTTGATGGCTAACAATCTAATGGACTACTTGCCCAATTACTATGATGACGTTTATGAAATGCAAGCAATCATGCACGTTCAAGGTGGCGCGTTAGATGAGCTTGAAGCGAAGCAGGTCAGACTATTGCTTAATCAATTTGTTACGCAGACTGACGCACAAGGGATAGCCGTTTTTGAAGACCAAGTGGGCATCAAGCCGTCACCAAGCGATACATTGCAGGTACGGCAAAACAAGGTGCTAATGCGATTGCTACCGCCCAGGCCAATAACTATTAGGTATATGCGGGAGCTGTTTGCAACGTTGAAGATACCGGCAACCATAAGGGTAGACTATCCGAAACGGGATGCAATTGTTGAGGCTAGAAGTTCTGATATTACTGGTAAACAGATTGATAACGTCAAGTATTTGCTTAACATTTATTTACCTGCAAATATGGTCTATGAGATTAGGGTGGCACTAAACAGAGCTCAAATTACTAATAGTATCAAAATTGGTGTTGGCACTTGGTCAAAAACAGAAGCAACTGTACAGGCTAATCTTTCGCAGATTAAAAATTAAAGGAAGTGAGTTTTTTGTCAGAATATAATAAAACAATATTGACTAATGCAGGACTAGATCTGATGGCTCGAGCTAATAAAGGAACTGCCAAGTTTACGATTACCAGAGCGGCGACATCGACTGAACAGTTGTCTGATAAAAGCATGGCTGATTTGCAAAAATTGACTGAGTTGCCAAGTCTAATGCAATATGGCGTTATCAATAATGTGGCCGATTCTTCGCAAGACAGTAGCATCGCAATAGGTGTGGAGCTTTTATTTAATAATCAGGATCTAGCTAATGGTTACAACATTAATACGATTGGACTCTTTGCTAAAGAAAATGGTAAGGATAAGGAAATTCTATATGCTATTACAACAGCAGTAACTCCTGAGTCTATGCCGGATTTTAAGAACAAGGTTCTATTCAAATTCAATGTAACCATGTTTGTAGCGGTGAGCCAGGCAGATAGTGTAACTGTTAATGTAACTGATAATGGAGTTGTAACTCAGAAACAACTATCAGCGGTTATTAAGCAGACAGTCGATTCAATTGAAAACGACATTCAAATTAGTTTAAAGAAAATTAATACCCTAGGTAATCCAATCCAAGTTAGCTCTGACACTAATCCTGATACGCTATGCGATCCAGGTATTTATTACAGCGAAAATGGGTTTAATTTTGGCAGTAAAGCTCCAGCGGACTACTGGCAGGGAAAAAGCTATCTAATAGTATTTCACGGCGACAGGCCAGATAGATCGTATAACTATTACCAACAGTTTCTTTTTCAAAGTACCAAAGACACCTACAACATCTGGTGTCGTGGAGGATATCAATATTACAGTGACTCTTACTATACATTCGAATTCCAGAATCTAAAAGATATTTATGGAAAATTAAAGCGGATTAGCATTAATGGCGGTACGCCTATTGATCCAGACAATAATGGACTGATCAATCTTGACATCCCTAAGACCGATTTATCAGGGCTAGAAACCAAGGCAGATGCTAAGTCAGCGCATGATACCCTAGCCGCTAGTATCACATCTACGCGCAATTCGCTAAGTGGCGATATTAAAGCCACGCATGACAGCTTGTCGACTGATATTAAGACAGCACGTGATGCACTAAGTGCTGATATTGCTAAGAGGGCTTTGACAGTTAATGAAAAAAAGCCAGATTCGTCAGGAAATGTGGTCTTAACTGACTTTGATCATCCCACACAAGTGTTTAATGACACGACTGTTAATCTGGACACATTAACTGCAACTGGATTATACGAACTACGCAATGCGACGATTAAGGGGAGCCTGAGCAGTCTGCCTGGATTTACGCAACTTAATGCAACGTATGCTTATTTGATTGCAATTAACAATCCGTCACTCAACAATACTTTTCAGATTTTAATTTGTCGGCAGATGCAAAACTTTGTTTTAGATTATCGCTATATCAATAAAAGCTATAATGACTATCCTGTTTTTAAACGAATCATTGATAGCTCAGACTATAGCAATCTGTTTTATATGATTGACCAGGTTTATAAGAAAGAGCTAGTCCATTTTTGCGATGATCTTGATAGCGGTGTGGCTTATTCAAAGGCTAACCCTAACGTATTTGTGGCAACACCATAGAAAAGGAGAGATTGAATGTTAATGAATGGGGAAAAAGTCAATCATCTAGTTGTTGGCGGAGAAACATTTGACAAGAGCTTTGTCAATAAAAAGGTAAAAACTAAAGATGTTTCAGGCTCTGACACTATTAGAATATATGATGGGATTAATTCTGATGGTGGCGTGTTTCAATATGGAAGTGGCAACTATAGCGTTTACACAGGCGATATGTTTATTGTTTTAGCAAAATTCATGAATTACTTTTACATTGCAAATTCAGGAAATCCGCCTAAAACTAATAAAACCCGTCAGGATAAATATATGGGATTTGGCTGGACATCAGTTAATAACATTGAGATTTTGGATAGTATAACTGGGGGGAGGTAAATAAGCCCTCCTATTTACTATTTATTTATTACATGGAGGAGGTGGCTCCTTCATGCTGATGAACGGAAAGGAGGTCAAACACTTAGTGATTAGCGGCGAGACGTATGACAAAAGTTACGTTGAAAAAAAGCAAAACTAGTTGCGATAAATGGTGTTGGTACTATCTATATGGGCTATCGTGTTAATCTGGATGGATCAATTGATTGGACCATTCAGAATGGGCAATATGTAACAGCTTATCCAGGCGATCTTTGTTTTATTTTGAATAAATATAAAAATGCTTTTTATATTGCCAATATTGATAAAGCAGGATGGCATGGATCAATAGCTCCAGGGCCAGGTTGTGGTCAGGGATGGGTTTCTGGGGACAACTTGGAAATATTAGATTAAGGAGAGAAAATAAATGGAAAGTAAAACAGAAAGTACCCCAACTAAGGGGTTTGTGCAAGTCTATAAGTCAACTGATAGTGTGCCATGTGAACCGTGGTTCGCACCAGCAGATGCGGAGGTGGCATATCCGTTTACTACGGATGAGCCAGACGGCAGTTTAAAAATGCCCAAGTATGACTGGGCTAATCGGCGCTGGTTTGAAACGGACAGCGCAACAACTGGTCAAGCATTGGTATCTATTAATCAGACGGTTCAAGATCTGAGTAAAAAAGTTGCAGATGGCCAGGTTAGCCAAGAGGCAATCAATCAACAGATTGGATCATTGGCAAGCATCCTGTCTGCAGCTGCAGTTGCTCAGGATGCTGGTTCTGATAAGTCTGAAAAAGCTGAGGAAGGAGGTAATAAATAATGAATGCAAATATCTTTGAGTCTCTGTATGCTTATCTCTACAAGGTAGGTGTTTATAGCAAAGCTAAGGTTGCAAGTTACGTTGGTTTATTAATTGATGCTGACGCTTACAAAAGGATCACAGGTGATGACTATGTGGCGCAGACTGCTAAATAACATTAACGCTAATTTCAACCAAATAATAATAGGCCTATCAATTGTATTAATTGGTGGGTTTTTGTTTGCAGATAAAAACTATTTCACGTGGCCACCACAACTAAGACCAATGATGAATAGTGATTATTCCGATATATTTTTTATTATGCTCGGAGTAGTTTTACTACTCTGTGCCTTTTGTGGTAATAAAAGCAAGCTAATACATGATATTACGATTATTGTTGCCGGTGGTGCGACGTTAGTATTGCTGACAGAGCAATTGTGGCACGTTTTATTTGCTCACAACGTAGAAATGACAATGGCAGTGATTTTAGACGCTGTCTTATTTATCTTAATTATTAGGTGTGCATACACAAGCTAAGGAGGCGATCACTTGCACGACTTACAAGTGTTTGCCAGCGCTGTTGGTGCATTAGTAACTGCTATAGCTGTAGCTCATAAAACTAACAGAGCAGATTATGATGCTATTTTTAAAGAAAAGGACGCAATCATTAAAAGCAAAGACTCAATTAATAGAGAGCTCCGTCTAGAGCGGGACGAATTCAAAAAAGATTATTATGAAGAAAAAGCTTTACGAAAAAAGCTAGAAAAAGAACTAAAGGAATTAAAAAGCCCTAGACCATAGCATCTAGAGCTTTTTTGGAAAGGAAATAAAATGAGTCAAATTACTAATATTCTAAACGCAGCATTACCATACATTGTACTAATTGCTGTAGGCATTGTAGCTATCTATTCTTATGCAAGACAGCACAACCCAGCTGTTGCTGATAAAATCAAGTGGCTTTATGATGTAGCGCAATACATTGTTACCCAACAGGCAACTCATGAAGACGCAACGGGAGCCGAAAAGAAAGCAGCTGCCACAGCTGCACTATTGGCCCAGGCTAAGCAATCAAAGACTAAGATTACTTCTGAAACAGCTAAGGGGATGATTGAGAAAGCTTATCAAGAAACGCAAAAAGATGATGAACCAGCTGGCATTGATGACATTCAGGGCTTTGCCGAAGATGACGATGATGATAACCAATTGGTCGCTAAAAAGATCGGTGATGTGATAGACCACTCACTGTCAAACATGGCCAACACACCAACTGAAAATAGTGAAACAGATGGGACTGATAGCAATGACAACACTGCCAAGTAAGAGCTACTTAACAGACGTTTCTGAATTCCAAGGCGAAAACGTTGCCTATCCATATTCCAAAGGAACAATCGTCAAGTTAATGCAATATAACTACCCGGGCTATAATTATGCTCGAGCTAAAGCACAAATAGCATCAAGCAAAGCTCATGGTCTAATGACAATGGGCTATTTTTATGCCACTTTTTCAAACAACACTGCCAGGGCGAAAACCGAAGCCGAATTTGCTTGCAAGAAAGCAGTTGAGCTTGGTCTGCCCAAGGGTACATACCTGGCTGTCGATTGGGAAAATGGCAGTGGCAATAATATTTATTGCGGTGTCTCGAGCAGCACTTCAGCAATCTTAGCAGCAATGGCCGTGATTAAGTCCAATGGCTATCTGCCAATGTTCTATTCGGGTGCAGATGCAATGCGCAATCGGCTTGATTACAGAAGCATCGTCAAGACCTACGGCAACTGCTTATGGGTGGCAAGCTATCCAACAATGGCAGCAGTTAACTCTGCCAACATGGCTTACTTCCCAAGTATGGACGGTGTGACCATCTGGCAATTTACTAGCAACTATAGGGGACTAAACGTTGACGGCAACATTAATGTGTTGCCATTAAGAACTAGCAGTAGTGCTGCTACTGCTAAGAAAGGAGACGATTTCGAAATGACGCTACACCCGGTAGCAAAGTGGGATATTGATCGCTTGTTTGTTGTTACCAATAAAAAGGGTTGTAATCTCTATGATGGGCCAGATTTAAAGCACAGAATTAGAACGCTCAAGCGTAAAACACTGTGGAAGGTACTTGAAGAAAAGGGCGGTGCGCTTAAACTTGGCAAAAACCAATGGGTTGATGGCCGAGCCGGCGTAACTAAATCCAATCCGATTGCTACACACGACAATATTGGTGGTCGGGTTAAGATTGTGCTACCTAACACGCATGCTCTATACAGCCCAGATGCTGACAGTAAGAAAGCTTACAAGCTGATTACTAACAAGATCTACCGTGTTGTTGGCCGTAAGGGACGTTTTTTTGAACTTAAAGATAAATATAAAGGCAAGACAGTGTACGTAACAGGCAACCGTGCGTATGTTGTCTTTTAATTAACAATAAACAGCATTATTAACTATCTTTTTTCTATTGAATAAGCCACTTTGGACTAGTGTCTGGGGTGGCTTATTTAGCTATATTGCATATATAAACTTGCAAAATAGTACAAACAAATAAACAAAAAGTATTGAAAACGACACATTTTGTTTGTAAACTAGTTATAGGAATTACCAACTTTTTATCTGTTTTAAACAATTTACCATAGTCTGATAAGAGGCTTTACATTAATTATGACTAAAAATATTGAATCATCCACTTATTTTTCTAACAATATTCAACCCGTTGTAAATGGTCTTGCTTTAGCAAACCCCATTAGAGTGATATCAACCCCATTCATGCCTACATTAATTACTATGGGCATTACCTTTATTATTACTGGTTTAGAAAATGAACCTGGGCAAACTTATCAAATTACATTAAGGCGTAAAGATAGTGGGGAAATCGTTATTCAAACGAAAAAAGAGAATCTTAAGTACACTAATCCTTATAACACGGTAATTAATATTAATTTAGAAAATACTCAATTTAATCAAAAAACTGGTGGAGATTATGAAGCTGCTATCGAGATTAAAGACAAAAATGATGAGCAAATATATTTAGGTAAAGGGACATTTTCTATAATAAAGACTAAATAATTATAATCATGGAAAACACTAATTTTTATAATAAGCAAAATTTAATAGAAATAAAAAATACAAGCCTTCATAAAAAAGGGCAGGTAGCAGTTGCTCCAATTGAAGCAGTAGCTTTTTTTATGATTGCATCAGCTTCATTAGTAAATAATCCAACAAATTATGTTAATCCCAAGCCTAAACAACAAATTATTCAGAATGTTCAAGAAAAGGGTGATGTTGACATGAGTAATAATAAAGACACGTCAACTCAAGAAATTAGACAAAAAGACCTTGATAGTTTAAAAGAAATAGAAGAAGCCAAGATCAATGGCCTTGATGACAAATTTGAACAATCCGAAAAGAATATAAAAGATATTATCAATAAATCTGAAAATAATATAAATAAAAGAATTGATGCTTTAAATACAAGAATCGATGATTTAACAAAGACAATGGATAGAGACTTAAAAATAGTGGCTGGTGTTTTAACACTTGCCATAGCTGCAGCCACATTTATTATAAAAGTCTTGTAAAATGAGCCATTCTAGGAAAACCTAGGGTGGCTTATTTTTTGTGCTATAATAAGTGCAAACTAGTGTTTGCAGAGGAATAAAAATGCGCAAAAAATATAACCAGAAAGAATTCGACCAAATTCTTGATAATTTTTTTAAAACTTATCAAGACCGGGGGATGAAAAAATGGCAAGGACTAATGCTAAGCGATCATACTGCAGCTATTAATCGAGATAATCAGCAGAGGGCAGTGGTATATTCTAAAAAGCCAACTATGTCTGAAGAGCAGGCTAGTGAATTGCTGATGACGGCCTACGCTAACCACCGGCAAGTGGCTGTGCAACTGAAGGAGTTGGATGTAGAAGGCCACATCCAGCCTGATATAGTTGGGTTTGTCGAAGGCTATCACATCGATGAGATCATGATATCTGGCGAATGGGTAGATTTAAGCAATATAAATAACGTTAATATGATAGAATAG